GGATGATCTCTTCAAGCAGTATAAAGAAGCAAAGAAAGAGATAGATAATATTAAGAAATCTATTAATTATTTAAAATAGATACATGCCTAAAAAACAAGAAGATAAATATTATCTAGGTAATAAAAGTTTACCCGCTGCAAATATGGAGTTCGAGTGGACTCCTAAAATGGTAAGAGAGCTGAAAAAGACTCGACAGAATATCCTGTACTTCGCTGAAAACTTTTTCTTCATTGTAAACCTCGATAAAGGTAAAATGAAGATACCCCTCTATGCGAGTCAAAAGAGAGTACTGAGATCATTGCGCGACAATAGATTTGTTGCTTGTCTAGCATCACGACAGACTGGTAAGACAACAATGATGACAATATATTCGCTATGGATAGCATGCTTTCAAGAAGACCAACGTATACTTGTTGTAGCGAATAAGGAACAAACAGCAATCAATATTTTCTCTCGTATTAGAACTGCATATGAGATGTTACCTAACTACCTAAAACCTGGTGTTGTAGAATATGGTAAAACCTCTATGAAATTAGCTAATGGTAGTAGTATAGGTATTAGTACAACGAGTTCTGATGCTGGTCGTGGTGATTCTTGTAATGTTCTTATCCTTGATGAGTTGGCATTTATTCCTAATAACTTAGTAGATGCTTTCTGGAAATCTGTTTATCCTATTATTTCATCATCTAAAAAATCAAAAATCTTCATAGCTTCTACTCCTAATGGTACTGATAATTTATTTTATAAGCTATATATGGATGGTTTAAATAATAAGAGTAATTGGTACGCAGAAAAAATGATGTGGTATGAAATACCAGGTAGAGATGAAAAATGGAAAAAGGAAACCATACAATCTATAGGAAGTGAAGAAGCTTTCAGACAAGAGTTTGATTGTGAGTTTATTGAATCTGGAGATACATTTATTGATGAAGAGTATTTCTTGAAGCTCGAGAGTGAAATACAAGAACCTAAACATATATTTGAAGACGGGGCATATAGAGTATGGGAAGTACCAGATATAAATTCCATCTATACTATTGGAGTTGATGTTGCTGAAGGGGTAGGTAAAAACAGTTCTGTTATACAAATTTTAGATATTACAGATCTTACAAATATTAAACAAGTTGCAGAGTATTGCAGTAATACAATAAATCCATATGAATTTGCGACTAAGGTACATGACATTTGCGAGCATTGGGGTTCACCTCCAGTGTTAATAGAGCGGAATAATAGTGGAGCTCAAGTTGTAGATTTATTATATCAAAATTACAGGTACCCTAATATTGTAAGTTATAGTCCTAGAACAGGTAAATTTAAATTTGATAGAATGGGAGTATATGCTCATACTAATACCAAATATAAGGGTGTTATGAATATGAGATACTGGGTTCATGAGTTAAAATGTATTCTGTTTAGAAGTAAAGAGACAATACAAGAACTAAAAGCGTTCCAACGTAAACCTAACGGAACGTGGTGCGCAAAGCCTGGCTATGATGATGATAGAGTTATGTCTCTAATATGGGCTTTAATGATCCTTGATAGCGCTTTAGTACAGAGATACTATGATGTTGTAGAATTAGATGATAATGGTAAACCAAAAAATATAATTTTATCTGAATTTGTACATCAAAACTTTAAAGGTTTTTTAAATGATTATAAAACCGAAAATGCAGCTGATACATGGCAACCACCTAATGTAGTATTCCAAGATATAAATATTAGTGAGGACCCATCTGAGATAGATGATCTTGTTGCACAAGGCTGGGAAGTATTATAATGAATCAATCACCACTTAATAAAAATAGAAACGATAAGTTTATTCTTGTTCTCAATCTACCTGAAGGATTGAAAGAGATAAATGATAATATATCTCGTAACAATAATAGAGTAAATGCGAATAGTTTAGAAATGAGTATTTTCGGTACTCTGACACCTTCGTTTGATATTCCTGAGGTTACATTACCATATGGAGCTCAAAGCGTAAAAGTTAGCTCTCATGTAAGACAAGCTCCTGGTAGTTTTGATTTTAATTTTAAAGTCGATAATGAGTATAAAAACTATTGGGTGATATACAAGTGGTTAGATTTTTTAAATGACGTCAAAACAGGTAACTTCAATAGTGACAATATAATTGATATAAAAGGCCATTCTTATTTAAACGCATATGCATCTAATATAACTGTTTTTGGTTTGGATGAATATGAGAATAGGAAGATACAATTTGATTATATTGGAGCATTTCCTACGAACTTGGCAGAGATTACCTGGAACTATAATGATAATAGTGAGATAACCTCTTCAAGCTCATTTAGTTTTACAAAGATGGAAGTTAAATTACTCTAATAATATTATCTTTATATTTACATTTAGGCATATTATATAATATACTATGTAATTCATCAATAGTAATATTACCGGCTTTGTATGATTCTAGCTCAATAGAACCTATCATTTGATTCGTTCTATTTTGAATACTTTTAATATACATAGTAGCTTCAAACATTTGATCGTTATCTCCTGTATCAAACCAGGCATGATTAGACCCTAGTATTGTCAGACCTAACTCCCCAGAATCCATATAATCTCTGTTTAAGTCTGTAATTTCTAGTTCGTTTCTGTCTGAGGGAGTTAGATTTTTAGCTCTTTCTGGCGCAGTACAATCATAGAAATATAAACCTGTAACAGCAATATCGCTAGTAGGCTTGTCAGGTTTCTCTTCAATATCTAACACAACTAAATTATCAGTACATGTTACAACCCCGTAATCCTGCGGGTTACTAACTTTATATCCTACAATTGTAGAGCTTAACTTAGCTGTACCTTCGCACAAAGGCTCTCCAACTCCAGTAAAAATATTATCACCTAATATTAATACTACATCTTCATTCCCAATAAACTGCTCTCCAATAATTAAAGCCTCAGCTATACCCTTAGGTTTCTCCTGAATTTTATATGTAATATTGAGACCTAGACTGGATCCATCTCCAAATATATCTAGAAATGTTCCAACTTGATTAGATATAATAAGTATATCTTTTACTCCTAGATTAATTAATGTAGATAATGGGTAATATATCGTTGGTTTATCGTATACTGGTAATATCTGTTTAGATAATACTTTTGTATTTGGATAAACTCTCGTACCGGAACCACCAGCTAGAATTATTCCTCTCATATATTTATATTATATCTTATTTCTCATGCATTTCAACTAATAATAAATCCTAACTTTCCATTAAGGGACAATAAATAATTAAAGAAAGTTACAACTATGTCTAGACGAACTATACAATCTCCTGGAATTGAAATCAGAGAAATCGACTTGACACAGAGACCCGCGGCGCCCATTGGAACTAGTGTATTTATACCTGGTTTTTCAAATCAAGGTCCAACGGATGAAGTGTTAAATGTTGGTACATTTTCTGACTTTGAAGAAATTTACGGAAAACCTACTAACTCAGCTGAAAGATATTTCTATCACAGTGTCAAGCAGGTATTTAACAGTGATGCTAATGTTTATGTATCCAGATTACCTTACGGTGCTGGTGACGGTTTAGCGGATGCAAGCAATAAGTACACAGCATTGGTATATCCTGTTGTGTCTCCCAAAACTACAGAATTTACATTTTCTGGAAGTGGTACTACTTTAACATTTACTGGTATATCTGATTTAGTGCCTGATACTGGAATGCAAGTAGCAGTGGAGTTGATTACTAAAGATAGTAATGGGGATACTAATATTACAACAACCTCTCTGGGAGTTACTGCTGCATCTACAAGTGTTGTATCTGGTAGTGAAATCGCAACAGCATTAAGCTCAGTATCTGCACAAACAATCGTTAAAGCTATAGCTTATAGTTCAGATGGTATTAGTCTCAGTGGAACTCCAACAAATGGATTATCAGCTGCTGATTATTATATCCTAGGTTCACCGACTTTAGTAGAACTAGATCAAGCTGCTTATAATCAAGCATTAGATAGTAACTTGACATGGTCAAATGATGCAGCTGAAGGTAAATCAAAAGACTTCTCATCAGCATCTGGTCAATTGACTGGAACCGATGCCATTAAAGGAGCTGGTTTAATAGTACTTAATAAGGCTAAGACAACTGTTAATAATAACTTCGAAGGTTATTATGTTGGTCTTATAGATGGTGCGAATATTAATCCTGCAACTAATTTTGATGGTGCAATTAATCAGTATGTTGCTACCACAGCTGGAAGCAAGAAGCCAGCTGATTTTACTACAGTACCTACTTCAAGGTTAGATTATAGTTTAAGTGCAGCAAGTACTTCTAATGCAAATTCAGTTAGTAGAACATTAGAGGAAATACCTCAATTCAATATTAACGGTGCAGATTTCGTTGATACTATTTCATTAGGTTTATTTAAAGTACGAGTTACACCATTTTCTAATACAGATCTGAAGTTAAGTTATTTCCTCGCTGAAGGTTATACTGGTTCTCTTAACTCATTTAGAAAAGTTCAAAATGCGAATGGTGGAGAAAGAAAATCATTCTTCTTAGAAGAACAAGACGATGCATCTGCAAACGTTAAAGTTTTAGTTAACCCATATATCAGTAAACACGCTGGTGACTGGACATCTGCTAATTCTGAAGCTCCTAAGAAGTTTGTTAGAGTACATACTGAAAAAACATATGCTAACGAAACAGCTGAGATCATGGAAGATTTCAGAGATAGTGAATTAGCAGCTGCGAACAATTATACTAAAGAAACAGGTATCGTTGGTCTAGGTGCTTACGCTGATGTCAAGAATACATCTAAGAACTTAGGTAGTATTCCATCGAAGCTTGATAGAATATTCGATATTGCATCTAATGTAGATCAGTTTAATGTTGATGTTTCAATCGAAGCTGGTCTTGGTACTGTTTGGGTAAATCAAAGATATTCAAGTGATACAGTTGTAAAAACAGCTGGTGCTTTCGAAGATACCGCATTCTTAAACTTAGGTAGCCCTACTGCTAATACAGGTTTTTATACTCTCAACGAGAATATGACACCTGCAGGAGATGCTATTTCAATTAGAGATGATTACAGAACTATATTCAATAAGTTCGAGCAGTTCGCAAGAGAAACTCGTAAAGACCATGTATTCATTGCTGATGTATTACGTAATATTGTCGTACAAGGTGACAATGGTAAGATATTGGATGATAAGTCTAAAAACTTCAGTCAACATGTTTATTGGCCATTCCGACATCAGTTTGGATCAGCTAATAGTAACTTTGCTGTAGTTTATGGTAACTGGATTAAAACTTATGATTCAATCTCTGATAAACAAATATGGGTCCCATTCTCTGGTAACGCAGCTGGTATATATGCAAGAAACGATGCTAACTTCGCTCCTTGGTATGCTCCTGCAGGTTATTCAAGAGGTATTGTTACTCAAGCAAATGATATTGCGATTAGTCCAACACAACGTCAAAGAGATCAATTATACAGAGTTGCAATTAATCCTGTAACTCAATTCCCTAATGAAGGTATTATTGTATTTGGTCAAAAGACATTACAACGTAAGCCTACAGCATTCGATCGAGTTAATGTTCGTAGATTGTTCTTGGATCTTGAGAAACGTACAAGAACAACTCTCAAGTCATTCATCTTCGAGCCGAATACATTCTTAACTCGTACAAAGGTTGTTAATACTTTAACACCTATATTTGAGAATTGTAAGCAAACTGAGGGTGTTTATGATTACTTGATTGTATGTGATGAAAGGAATAATACTTCTGATAGAATTGAGAATAATGAATTGGTAGTAGATATCTACTTGAAACCAGTTCGCGCTGCAGAGTTTATTCTCGTTAACTTCTACGCTGTTAACAATGATGTTAACTTTGAAGAAATAGTAGGACAGTAAAATATACATTCATATAACATTGCAAAGCTCGGCGAAAGCCGAGCTTTTTTTATAAATATTTTAAATGAGTAGAGGCATAGAATACCAAACGAATGACGCGAGTAATGGAATTATAATGGAATTCTATAATCGATTACTTGAGTTTGATACTACCCTATCTGATTCTAATTTATTTTATGTATCGTATGAAATTCCTATAGATTTAAAAGATGAGATATATTCTAGTATGGGAGAAGCAAGAGAAGATGGTAGAATAGGTATATCTAATACAAAAGAAATATTTCAAGGCAATAAAATTCAAGCATTAACTACCGGGGTTGATTTACCAGATGACAAGAATGGGATGCAGCTGATTCCTCATGACTCCACGGTTAACGGTTATATACCGATTACAGTTAATAGAGGTAGAACATACAATTCAACTGGACTAACGACTACATTCTATGACACCAATCTTAGTTTGAATGATTTTATTTTTAAACCATGGATACGTTTAATATCTAGAAATGGTTGTTTTGATAATAAACTTTATACTAATGTCACAGTTGTATTTTTAGGTAAAGGAATAAATTCTTCTGGCCTTTTTAAAACTCAAAAATCTATAATAAGAAAGCAATATAATTTTTACGATTGTATACCTATTGATAGTCAAAATAGAGATAACTACGAATATGCTAATGATTCAAAGCCTATAAAACAGAAAATACAATGGAAGTTCAATAGATATGAAGCTAAACTTACTAACATACAATGATGTAGAAAATGTTACTAAGATTATAGTTAATAACAATATTGAAGGTCTTTTTGAATTCTGTAGCAAATATAACAATGTTATTGAGTTATTACTCAACTTCAAAAATACTTTATTTGAAAACAAAGAAACAATATCAGTAAATGTTTCTGTAGATAATTTCAAAGGAGATATAATTTTAGACAGAAAAGACTCTCTAGTAAACTTACCGGAAGATAAAACTCATGATGTTATAGTAGGTAATTTAAAATTACAGATAGGATTCCCTGTTATAAAGTATAAAAATTTCGAACTTAATAAACTTACATGTATAAAGTCAGTAGATGGGTTTGATCTTAAAGATGATGATATTATACAATTGGTAGAAAGCATGCCAATCGCTATGTATAAAGAAGTATATGATTATATAGAAAACAACGTCATATCTAATTTAAACAACGTCTATCTATATTATACAAAGAATGAGCTATACAGAAATAAGTTTGAATTTACTTTAGAAGGTATAATAAATTTATTTGTTACATTATGTAAGTATGATATAGAATATCTAACTAAGATAAAACTTATACTAATAAAAGAAGGTAATTTTAATCTTCAAGATTTTAATTATATTACAGTTGAACAAGCTAATATTTTTTATAAATTATTAAAAGAACTATACGATGAGTCAGATAAATAACATCATTAAACTTATTGAGAGTAATAATAATTGCAAAATTACTCTCCCAGATTGTAAAGAAGAAGTAGAAGTAAAACGATATGATATTGCGTCCTTAAATACAATAAACAATATTTTTACTAAAACTGACAGCAATGAAATCGTATTAGATTACTATAAGTATTTGATTAAATTAGTTAAGAATCGCATTAATACTAACTTAAGTTATTTAGATTTTTTGTTTATACTTCTATATATCAGATACAATGAAAATGATACTTACGAAAACAACCCATTAAAGGACTCTATTGATAATGTATATGAAGACATTAGCTCTTTTGAGTTACCAGAGCAGATAGATTTTACAGACGGCAGTGTAAAATATACAGTAAATTTCGAGCTACCTGATTTTGAAAAAATACAAGCAGTAATAAAACTGTGCAGGAACAATGCTGCTGATGTCTTATTCTACACAGTTTTTAAGTTTGTTAAAGATATAACTGTTGAAGTAGGAGAAGAATCTACAACAGCCGAGACTGTACAAGATCTCAAGAAGGTATACAATGTAGTAAGTTATAAAGCTTTGGATAATATCAACGACAAGGTCGATAAAATCACTTCTAAGCTTTATAACTTATACAAAGTTAATATTGAGACAGATACAGGCTTTTTTATTAGTGCTTAAATAAGTTTACCAACTTTATTAAGTACTTGATTTACTTCGTTATCTCTTCTGAAGAACTGGTATGCGAATGACGCATTAAATGATACAACTCCACCGTCTGCTGCATTTATAGTATAAGAAATATCCGCTGCTTCAACTGGAAATACACCAAATAACTTATAAGTACGAATAACTTCGAACTCTCCATCAAGTTGAGCTAGGGTAATAGTACTATCGTTATGGAGAGTTTGATCTCCTGTAGATGTTACTTCGTCAAAAGTCTCTTGAATCCAGTTCTCCATTGCTATTCGCGCTGAGCTCTGTGCGTCAAGGTAAAATGCAATTTGGTATCCTGCTGTGTTATTATATTCTACTGGACCTGGAATTTGAAAATTAAACCCTGAATATGGTACTGCAACGGGTTTAATTTTTTTACCGGGAATAGCCGCCGTCTGCGCGTAAACTAACTGATCTTCTGTAAAAATAGACGCTCCCTTATTAGAAACATCTAATACTCTAAACTGATAATTACGAGCGAAATCCTTAGTCTGTGCGACTTTGTAGAAATCCTGTATAGTCTGCTTAATATCTGCCATAAAATTATTTATTCTCAACCAAATGTTTATGTTCCAATTAAATAATTTTAATGGCTGTTGACATAAAAATTTTAAAATTACTAGGCGATCAAGAAAAAAGCCAAAAGAAAAGCAATAGGGTACTTGAGTCTATTAATGAAAGCGTGAGATACAATATATCTCAGTCTAACTCTTTAAAGAGTGGTCTAGGGGAAGTTACTAGTAAATTAATTAAAGAAGTTAAGACAGGTAAAGGGGATTCTCAAATTGATTCATCTAAATCACCAACAGTACGCAAATTAGATGAAATTAAGTTGATATTACAGAGTCAAAGGGATTTACTCGATAAGGCTATTAATAGTCAGTTTGAATCTGACCCCACAGCGATAGCCGATCTAGACACGAAAGATAAAGAAGACAAGGATAAAGACAAAGACAAAGACAAAGACAAAGAAACAAGTCTCGTTGATCGTCTTTTTAAATTTCTCTCTGTACCAGCTCTAATGGCGGCGGGAGCAGCTCTTGCTGCAGCTGTATCTCCGTTCCTTGAACCATTTACTAGATTATATGATACTATAAAGACCTTACCAGAATTAGCAGGAAAAGCGATTAACGGAGCGAAAGCAGCATGGAATGCAATTAAGTCAAGAAGTTCAAAGGTATTCAACAACATAAGCAAAAGATTCCCTAAAATTGTTAATGCATTCAAAAATGCTACATCAAAAGCCGGTAACGCAATTAAAAATTTCGGTAACAAAATCAAAGGAGCTGCTAGTAAACTAGGTAATTTCATTAAAAATCTAGGTGGTAAAGTTCTTGAGGTTGGTAAAAGTCTCATAAGTAAAGCTAAGAACCTAGGCGGAAAAGCTCTTAAGACGGGTAAAGATATTATAAATAAAGGTAAGGATCTCGCAAGTAAAACAGCTGATGCTGCAAAAAAACTAGCCTCAAAAACAGGTAATATTGCCAAAGGAGTAGCTGGTCGCGCTGGAACTGTAGCCAAAGCAATACCAGGTATGAAGTCTGCTTTAGCAGTATTTAAGGGAGCAGGAGCAATAGTAAAGAGATTACCTTTACTATCTGCGGGTATGGAAGCAGCGGAAGCAGCTAAGATTGCAGCAATGTCTCCTAGCGAAAGGAAGGAATACCTAAGGGGTATTGTTAAAGAAATGGAAGGTAAGAGTTTGCTTGGTAAAGCCTGGTATGCTTTTAATAATAATACTGCTGCTATAGCTGCTGCAGGCCAAGAAGTAGCTGATCTGCAAGAAGCTCAGGCAAATGCAGCTTCGGGTGAGGAACGAATAAAAGAGATGGAAGCTATACTTGAGCGTAAAAAGGCAGCCCGCGCGGAGAAGGAAAAATTAAACGCAGAACCTATAGTAGACCAGACCCTGAGAGATCAGCGATTGAATGAGAATATAAAACAGCAAATGGATGAAAGACATAAAAATGCGAATTATCCACCACCACCCAATAATACAACAATCAATCAAACAACAGTAACAGCTCCAGGATCAGATTACGGTAATACTATTAGAAGAGGGAATAGATAATGAGTAATTTATTTTATTTAAATTCAAATCCAGAGTTGAAGGGTAAAACAGCTGGAAACGCGATTGTTAATAATATATCAGTCGACGAGGAAATGGCGCCATTACCAGAGCCTATAACTAACGGTTTAATTAACGTTACAAAAGATTTTAAATGGACGAAAACTATAAGAAATGATATTAATGTAAGTCAGATACCAACATTAAGTCTGACCGAATATTATATTACTCAACCTGCTTTCTTATCTAATATTAGAAACGTATATTCTGTACTACCTAGAGCGGCGGCTGGATTCGCGAATACAGTCGCAAATGCTATACCAGGTAGTAAGGATTTTATTAATTCAATAAAAGAAAGTATAGGTAACCTAGAAAATAGCGATTTTATTCAAGATTCTGTTGGAGAGAATTTGAAAAACCCCTTGGTAACCAGGGTAAAAGGCATGGCGAAATCCGCGATAGATGGAATTGCTATCATGGGGTCTGGTATAGATGTAGGCTCTGCAGCTTACATGAAAGCGTACGAGGATATATATGGAGTGTTAAAGAGTAATTTTAGATATCGTATACCGTATTTTTCAAAAGACTGGAAAAGTATTACAACAAAATATGCAGGTGGTACTTTCAAAGATTCAGGCGCTGGTGGTAATAGTAATGGTAATCCAGTCGAGCAGTTAATGTCATTAGCTGCTGTACCATATCAATTCGCGGAATCATTAGGAGATAAATTAACAACTGGCTTTGCTATGGATTTCGCAAAATCATATGAGTATGGTGGTGAAGGCCCTGCAACAACAATAAATTTTATATTAGATAATACTTATGATAGTTTTACAGATAAGGAAGGAGTTCCATCTTACCAGAAAAACTGGGAGTTAATATTTTTATTATTATACCAGAATTTACCTAATAAGAGAAATAGGTTATTCTTCGACCCACCTGTTATATACAGAGCAGATGTTCCTGGGGTTTTTCATTATTTATATAGCTATATGAGTAAGTTGGAAGTAACAGCTTTAGGTAATACACAACCAAGAAAGATAAGTCTTAATGTAAAAGATAATAAAGAATCTACAGATAATAAACAATCAACAGAAACTTTAATTCCAGAAGCATTTAACGTAAGTATAACTCTTCAGAGTTTATTACCTGAAACTAAAAACTTATTTTTAAACAGTTATAATACATCAGTAACTACTTCAACAGAATGAAAATAATTGATTTAAATAAAAAACATAATGATATAGAT